GTCAGGTATCAACTTGCCGGCAAGGGGCAACGGAAACGAGTCAAGGTAGGAGAGAAGGTTGAAACCGCTCCCGCTAAGCTAGCCAAAAAGTTACGAAATGGCTGGAAACGACTTGGTAGATCCACAGATAAGTGCAAGGCTACACTGGCTCAGAACAAGCCAGGAATTCCCGCTAAGACTCCCGCGTCCGTAAAGGAACGCGTACGGAGAATGCATCAATGTGAGAAATACCGAAGTCAAGCCAAGGTTGTCATCCGAAATATGCATACCCTGAAAACAGGGTTCGAACTAGCATATGGAAAGATCGGCGACATCCAAGTTCGTAACAACGCACTTCGAGCATTCGGTTACCTTAACTACCTCAGCTTGTGTGTACGGGATGGATTGACGTGGACAAAACAGGTATCTCATGCATGGCGCCATGAGTCCTTCGAAAGTGAGCTCACGCAGGACGGGTTCCCCAACAATTGGAGAGAACCAATCCACATCAATGAGCCTTTCGAAGCTGTACCTTCGACGAAGGTCAGTCTGCCTTACCCACTAAACATCCTTCCGACGACGTCGCGGCTTCGATTATTCTCAGCATCATCCCTCAGTAGGGCCATCCCTTGGCGGATGGAACACCTAAAGGAGAAGGCTATACAGGAGAAAATCGACCTGTGGTTCAAAGACGCCTATGATGCAGAGGACGACGAACTCGAAGAGCTCGAAGACTTTGCAACAAGGCTAACCACAGACTGCAAACGTCGGAAGCATGTGCGGCTCACAGATGAGTACTTGGCGAACTTCGGGATCTCCAACGAGGACCTGAAGTCGGCACGAGCACCCATACCGGGAAGAGCCGCATGCACTTCACACACAAGAAAGAAGGGAGGTTGTCAAGCATCACTGCAAGAAGCGCTTGGCCTACGCTTAAGTTCAACCGGCTACGGCGTGGGGCTAGCACCTGAATCTCTACCGCCACCAGACCTCGCACAACTCTACTCCGCCTGCGAAATGCCACTGACCATGGGACTTGAACCTAAGTTCAGGCCAGAAGCAATCGAGGAAGTAGGGAAGATACGAGTGGCAACAATCCATGACGCTCTGGCGACACACTACGGACGAGGTGTATCGGCAGAGACCATTCCACTATTGGCAAGGCATCCCTGGTTCCGAGCAGGGCTGACTGGATCAAAGATAGAACTCGAGCCGCACAAAGGCGACCACGGGCTACTAACTCTGTTCAGTGCAGACTTGACGGCAGCCACGGAACTCCTAACGCACGACCGAGCACAAGCGGTCATGCGAGGAGTAGGGAATGCCTTGGAATGGAGCGAGTCACGGATGGAGGCGGTAGAGACTCTACTGGGACCCCAACGTCTCATCTACCCAGGAAACCCCAAACACGGACACCTAACAACGAACAGTGTCCTGCTGGGGCTCGGTATTACATGGACTGTGCTATCAATTGTCAACGCCTTCAACGCGACAAGAGATGGCCTCAATGATCGATCATTTGCCGTCTGTGGGGATGACCTCACGGGGCTCTGGAACAGAACCCACCGTGAGCAGTACATCTCCAAGACAGAGGAAATGGACTTACAGATCAATCGATCAAAGAGCTTCACATCACGCAAATTGGGCGTGTTCTGTGAAAGACTAGTCCGGAGAGTCTACCCGACATATGTGGAGCGCAGCCTCCGAACCTCGCCAAAGATCCGGATATTCCTGGATGGTTCTACGCATGAGTTCCCACAAGTCAAGGTGAGAAAGACTCTCCTGTGTACCGACGTACACGACGTCCTGGGTATTCGAGAAGCAAGCGCGGCGAAACTCCTGACACGACGAGGACGAACTGGAGCTTATGCAGTAAGGGAAAATCTACTGCATAGACTTGAAACAACTTCTGGACCACTGCGCACACTCATCCTCCATACCCTCAAACGTACAAGACCCAAAGGAACATTTAATGGGCCTGTATGGGTAGGAGGAAAC